AGAAGAAATACCCTTCTTATGATTACGCCTCTTTCATTCCCGTAGAGACTGCGGGCTCGCCGTGGGCTCGCGGCGTCATGTTCCGCTCGTCGGATATTGCCGGTCAAATGCAATGGCTCGCCGCCAAGGGCTTCGATATGCCCTACGCGGACGTGACCCGCGATCAGGCGCTTAAGGCGTTTGAAATGGCTGGCATCGGCTACGAGCGCAACACCGAAGAAATGGAAGTCGCCGCCCTTGAAGGTCGCGACCTCGGCTCGGAGAAGGCCGACGCAGCCCGCCGCATTGCGGAAATGGGCCTCTTTAACATTGGCATGACCGGCCGGATGCAGGGCACGGCGTACAATGAAAAGAACTGGACCGGCCTGATTAACGACGCCAACGTCCCGACCGCTTACGTCGCGAACGATGGCACCGGCCCCTCGCGCCTATGGTCGGCCAAGACGCCGAACCTCATTCTCCGCGACATTAACGCGGGCTTGAGCGGCATCGCGACCACGACGCTCGAAACCGAATACGCGGACACCTTGCTCCTGCCGCGCGCGCGCCGCGATTACCTCGCGACGACCCGCATTTCGGACTACAGCGAAACCACCATTTTCGACTACATCACGCAGCACAACGTTTACACGGCGGAAACCGGCAAGCCGCTCATGATTCGCTCGCTGCGCGTGCTCGATACCGCGGGTCAGTCGAATACGGCCCGCATGGTGTTTTACCGCCGCGACCCGGAGGTCCTGAAATTCCACCTTCCGATGCCGCACCGCTTCCTACCGCCTTTCCAGAAGGGCAGCATGACGTGGGAAATCGCTGGCATCCTCCGCACGGGTGGCGTCGAAATCCGCTTGCCGAAGGCAATGTCCTACCTCGACGGCATCTAAGCCGTAGTCTGCTACGGGAACGCCGCCCTAACCGGCGGCGTTCTGCTACTAGCTCCGGGGGCCGGGAGCGCTTATACGGCCCCACCATTTTCTCCCGCAGGAGGCATCATGCCGACCGTAAAGAATATCGCCAAAGGCCCGCGCGGCCTTCACGCAAAATCTGGCCTCGTCATGCTTGAGCCCGGCGAGACCCGCACCGACCTCGACATTTCCCCGGCCGAACTCGCCTCCGCGCAGGAGTCGGGCTACTTTGAAATCGCTGGCAAGCTCTCGACGGAAGCGAAGAAAACCGCCGATCTTACCGAGCAAGAGAAGCTCGACGCGGCCAAGCTCGGCGGAGTTGACGAGCCCACCAAGAGCTACACGCCGGAAGAAATCGAAAACCTCCGCACGACCGCGCGCGGCCTGAAAATCCGCGTTTCGCAGAAAATGACCGGCGCCGAACTGGACGCCGCGATTAAAGCAAAGCAGGCGGCCTAATAAGCCGCCGGGGAAAACCCGATGGCCTATACGAAGCCGACGCCTACCGAATTCAAAGCCCGTTACCCGGCGTTCGCGTCGGTTGACGGGTCTTTGATTCAGTGGGTCCTCGATAACGAGGTGCCGCTTGCGGTCGGCGATAACTGGCCCTCGCAGGCGTACTACACGCAGGGCGCCATGCTCTACACCGCGCACGCGCTCACGCTTGAGGGCTTCGGCACGAGCGCGGAGGCCAAGGCGGCGGCGTCCGGCCAGCTTGGCTATCAAAGCATCCGGTCGGGCTCGCTTTCGCTTACGCGCTTCAATCGCGACGGCTCCTCGAAATCCGGCTCGCTCTCGCTCACCTCCTATGGCCAGCGATTCCTTGAGCTTGTGTCCTCGCTTTTCGGCGGCCCGATTGTCAGCCCGCCCGGCTCGGTGCCGGTGCGCGAGTGGTCGCCGCCGATCAATCCGAATGACGGGAGCGGCGAGTAATGGGCCTCCTCGACGGCGGCATCGCCGCGGAATTCGGGGCGGTATTCGGCGGGCTTTATCTCGACGCCAAGCTCTACGTCGATACCAATACCCCGGACGGCCGTGGCGGCTGGGTCCGCTCAAGCCGAGTGCAGCACGATATTAAGATTCAGGAGGACGCTCTCTCCGAGGTTGCGCGCGCCGCGGCGGGCTACACCGCGAAAGACGCGCGGTTCCTAGTTATCTCCGCAGTCGAGCCGACGACCGACTTTCGGATTTTTTTTAACGGCGCGGTCTATTCGATAAATCCGCCGGTCGATAGAGACCCGGCCAAGAGCTATTACGCGCTCAAGGCGACGCGGACGAACGAGAGCCCGCCAGATTTCGACGCAGGCTCGTAATGGCCCGCGTAAGAGGCGGGGGGCGCTTTGCGAAAACGATGCAGAACCTCCGCACCCTCACGCCGCGGGAGGCTACAGCCGCGCTCTACACGGCGGGAAACATGATCGAAATAGAAGCCGAGCACTCAATCACCGAAGGCTCGATTTCCGGCAAGGGCCACGTCCCGTCGCTGCCCGGCGAACCGCCGAACGCGGACACGCGCTTGCTCGATGGCAGCATCGAAACCGAAATGCCGGACGGGCCCGAAGGTGGGAGAGTAACCGTGACGAGCAACGCCCCCTATGGCGCGTTCCTAGAATTTGGTACAAGCAAGATGGCACCGCGCCCATATATGGCCCCGGCTGCGGAGAAGGTTAAAGACAAGGTTGCGCCGCTTGTCGCGGCTGCGATTAAAAAGGTGGTTAACCCATACGCAGGAAGGGTTAGCGAGGACGCTGCCGCTTTTATTAAGTGGCAAGAAAGTCAGAAAGGAAAGTGACCATGCCGCGCGCCGTCATAACCGGAACATTTGACTACGAGGTCCCGAAAGAGCGCGGGACCATGATTCACTTTAAGCCGACGAACGGCTTACCGATCAACGTAACGCAGGCGCAGCTTGACGCGATTGTAGCGCGCGGCGCCGGGCACGAGGTCCCGGTCGAAGGCAAGGCGCTCCCGAATCCGCGCACGCGCAAGCGCACCGCAAAAGCGGAGGTGCCCCCGGTGCCGGAAGAAAAGGCCGAGTAAGTGCCGAGCCGCGACCACTCTCTCCCGCTTCGGCAGGCTATCGTCGAGAAGCTCCTCGCGTCGGATACTATCGTCGCGATTGTAGAGGACCGCGTTTATGGTCAGAAGCCGGACGCCGACCCGACTATCCCGTTTATTCGCACGGGCCCCTCGGTCTCGACACCCTATGAAGCGACCGGCTGGGGCGAAGGCTCCGAGGGCGCGGTGGTGGTTCACGCTTTCGCGCAAGGTCCGGGCGAGGATAAGTGCTCGCAACTCGCGGCAGAAATCGTCGCCGTGCTAGAGGAAGATTCTTTACCGCTTGAAGGCATTGGCCTTGTCGGAATACAGTGGGAGCGAACGCAAGTGCTACCCGACCTCGGCGCTACTGACTCGTGGCACGCGGTTATTAATTTTCGCGCGACGACCGCAGAGGCGGTTGCCGCGTAGCCGCTAACCCGACCGCCGCGGCCGGTCGTTTGGTCGGAGCGTCGTGAGACGCCCCAGCCCTCTTGATGGAGCCGAGCTATGGCGCAGGCGCAAACCGTAAAATTCGCAAAGCAAATGATTTTGCTTGGCAACAACGGCTCCCCGGAAATTTTCCGCGCGCCGTGCGGATTCGAATCGCTCACCATGACGATCAACGTGGCGAAGAACGATACGAATATCCCCGATTGCTCCAACCCGGACGCAATCGCGTGGCTCGTTTCCGAAACCGTCTCAAAGCAGATGATTTTGAGCGGCGAGGGCCTTCTGGAACAACTCGGCCTCAAGGATTGGCAGGATTGGGCTATCGAGGGCGAGGTCGGCGGCGACGAAGCCGAGGAGCGCAATATCCGGTGGTTCCGCGATTTTAGCGGCGGGAATCGCGGCTATCTCCAAGTCCCGGCAATCCTTTCGGCGTATTCCGAACAGGGCCAGCGCGGCAACCGCTGGCGCCGCAATATCGAGCTTACCGGCAACGGCAAGCCGACTTGGGTCCCGCTCGGCGCGGGCTCGACGGCATCGTAATCTAGCGCCCGCCCGTGACCGACAACGCCCAGCCGAATACCTCGGCCGAAATCCTCCGCCCCTTCGCCGGGGAGCGGAGGAAATTCGCTCTCAAGGTTAAGCAGATTGACGAGTTACAGCGCCTTTGCGGCGCTGGCATTGGCGAGATTGTCGCGCGCCTGCATAACGGCAATTTCTATGTGCGCGACGTTTACGACACCATCCGGCTCGGCCTTATCGGCGGCGGCGACGTGGACGAAATCAAAGCGTTTTCGCTCTGCGAAACCTATATCGACGGAAGCCCCCTCGCCCGCGCGAAGGCTGGCGATAACCATTACAGGCTCGCGAAGGAAATTATCGGCGCGGTGTTTTTCGGGCTTGAAGAATTGAAGGCGGCGACGACCGAAGAAACCGACGACCCGAATAAAAAAAAAGACGAGAGCCCCGTAGTCCCGGATGGATAGAGGT